ACTCTTTACACATTCCAGAATGTTACGACCCTGGGGGTTTCAATGAATACTTGTCAATTTTGTGGACAGTTGTTTGAATCGAAAAAACGAGGTCGGCCAGCAAAATGTTGTTCGCGCAAATGCCAAAGTGATTTGCTTTATTTGAATAAGAAAAAATCTGCGCCAGAAACTGTTGAACGCATTTGCAAAAATTGCGGAAAAGGTTTTATCAAGCTGAGAAATGCTCAACAAAGAGTTTGCTCTGCCGATTGTTATAAGAGCAATCTGACAAAACATGAATGTTTAGATTGCAAAAAAATTATTAACTTTGATGCTGTCAGATGTCGAAATTGTCAGATTAATTTTTCACGCAAGCATCATTATTGCGAGATTTGTCAAAAAGAATACCGGCCAACTTACAAAGGGCAGCGATCTTGTGGTCGTGCTTGTGGCGAAAAACTTAAAGTCAGAATCTATGTTGAAAAGGTTTTGAGTTCAAAAGTATTTTTCAAACATTGCTTTGTTTGCAAATCTTTGTTTGCCACAAGATACGCAAAAACAAAAACTTGTCAAAATCAAAATTGCAAAGATGAAGCCATTCGAATTAACGGTCGAGAACAATACAAAAAGAATCCTGACCGTTTCAAAGAGGCAGCTCATAGAAGGCGTTCTTTAATGTTGACGGCTTTTGTTGAGGATGTAAGCCTCGACTACATTGGCAATCGCGATAAATGGATTTGTCATTTATGCAATCAGAAAATTGATAAAACTTTGACTGGTCGCAATCCGTTGATGCCAAGTTTGGATCATGTTTTGCCTTTGTCCAAAGGCGGCGAACATAGCAACAAAAATGTGCGCATCTCGCACCTACGCTGCAACTTGAAAAAAAATAACAAAGTTGTCGGCGAACTCATGTTGTTTGGATAAGGAAAAATCATGTCAGGCCCACCGCGTAAGCCGAACGAACTTAAAAGACTTCAAGGAAATCCCGGCAATAAGAAGTTGCCTGAACTTGCAACTGTTGTAAACCTCCAGCCGATTGCTTCCGCGCCAGTTCATTTGTCTGATGTTGCCCAAAGTCTTTGGAACGACATTCAGGCTCGAGCAACTTGGGTTGCTGAAACTGACCGTTCTGCATTGCAAATGTTGTGCGAAAAGTTTGACCGTCGAGCAATGTTGTTGGCGAAACTTGAAGCCAGTGATCCTGTGCTTTACACAGACAAGGGTTATGCCTACGCGAATCCCTTGGTTGGAATGATTTCAACTATCGAGAATGAAATCTTTAAGATTCTCGCTTCGCTTGGTTTGACTCCAAGTGACCGTTCGAAACTTGGTGTCGCTGAGGTCAAGAAGGCTTCGGCTCTTGATGAGCTGATTGCTCGCAGGCAAAACCGCTGATGGCAATGCAGGGGCAAAGCAAGAATCCTCCACGCTGGCTGACGAAAGTTCCACCGGCAGATTTGAAGCGCACTCATGGCGATGATGTTGTTGCTTTCGCTGAGGCACTTTGCAAGATAACGAAAGACTCGGTTGCTGGCAGTGCTGGCGAGCCAATGATTTTCAGGCAGTGGCAAAGGGATTTGACTCGGCAGTTGTTCGCAGTGAAATCCGATGGCTCTTATCGTCATCGAACTGCGCTGATTGGTTTGCCTCGTAAGAATGGCAAGTCCGCTTGGCTTGCTGCGGTGGCTCTTGAGCATCTTGTGTTTGGCCCTAGTGGTGGCGAAGTTTATTCGTGCGCAGCTGACCGAGCGCAGGCAAAAATTGTTTTTGACACTGTTAAGGAAATGATTCGACTTCAGCCTGACTTGTCTGAGTTCTTACAAGTCTTTCGGGATGCGGTTTTCAATCCTAAGAATGGCACGACCTATCGCGCTCTATCTGCTGAGGCGTTCACTAAAGAAGGCTTGTCGCCAACACTGGTCGCCTTCGATGAGGTTCACGCGCAACCTAATCGCGAACTGTGGGATGTTATGCAACTCGCGGCTGGTGCGCGTACTTCGCCAATGATGATTGGCATTACGACTGCTGGTGTGAAGGTTGATTCCAGTGGTCAGGATTCTTTATGTTTCGGGCTTTACGAGTACGGCAAGAAGGTTGTTCTTGGCGAGGTCGTTGACCCAACTTTTTTCATGTCTTGGTGGGAAGCACCTGAGGGCATGGATCACCGCGACCCTGCTACTTGGAAAGCGGCGAACCCTGGCTTCGATGACATTGTTTCGAAGGATGATTTCGAGTCGGTTGTTAACCGCACTCCTGAGTCTGAGTTCCGGACTAAGCGTTGCAATCAGTGGGTTGCGACTTCTAGCACTTGGCTTCCGTCGGGTGCTTGGGATGCTGTAACAGATTCCGACTTCGAGGTCGCTGATGGCACTGACATTGTTCTTGCTTTTGACGGTTCGTTCAACGGTGACTGCACTGCCATTGTCGGTGTGACTACTGGCGAAGTTCCTCATGTGTTCGTTGTGGATGCGTGGGAGAAACCTGATGGCGAGGCTGCCGATTGGCAAGTGCCGGTCATGGATGTTGAGGAATCTATTCGCAAGGCTTGCCAGCGTTGGCAGGTTCGCGAGATTGCTTGTGACCCTTATCGATGGGCAAGGACTTTTCAGGTTCTTGAGGATGAGGGTTTGCCGATTGTGTTGTTTCCACAGTCTGCTTCTCGTATGACTCCAGCAACGACTCGGTTCTTTGAGGCGGTGTTGAATCAGTCGCTTTCACATGATGGCGATGCTCGGCTTGCTCGTCATGTTGGCAACGCAACTCTGAAACAGGATTCGCGCGGTTCGCGCTTGGCGAAGGAATCTCGTCACTCGCAACGGCGTATCGACTTGGCGGTTGCTTCGGTGATGGGTGTTGAACGCGCTGCCTTTTGGGCTTCGCAGGGTAATGGCTTGCCAATGGTTTTTGACCCTTGGTCGCTCGATGAATTAGGGGATCTCAATGAATAAGTTTTTCACACTGTCAATCGTGACTACGGTTGTCGAAATTGCAGGGGCTTTTTCAATCACCTTTGGTGTTGGCAAATTGTTTGGTTTGCCGGCAGCACTAATCTTGGGCGGAGTCTTTGCGATGACATTTGCTTTCTTGGCGGATAGGGCATGAGTATCTTTCGCCGCGGTGTCGGCGATGTAGTTGGCCGTTATCCACAGTTCAACAATTATGTTGCGCCTCTTTCTCAGCTGTACGGTCAGACAACTATCACTTCGAGTGCTGGCGAGCGCATTGATGAGTGGACTGCTCTTGGTGTTTCCTCGGTGCTATCTGCTGTCACTTTGTTGGCGGATTCGGTTGCTTCGCTTCCGCTTCGTGCTTATCAGGTTGACCCTGCTGGCAAGCGCACTAGTGTTGCTGTTCCTGAAATCTTGGCGAACCCTGACCCTGCCTCTGGCACTGATTCATTTGAGTTCATTCACACAACGATGGCTTCACTTGTCTTACATGGCAACGCCTACATTCACATCGATCGTGACCGTTCGGGCAAAGCGATTGGCCTTGTTCCGCTTCATCCGTACCAGATGCAGGTTCTGCCTAGTGGCGACCAGACTGGTCGTTCGTATTTACATCTCGGCAATGAGATGGATTCCGAGAACATTCTCCACATTCGTACTTTCACACCGCCACAATCGTTGGTTGGTGTGTCGCCACTAATCCAGTCACGCAACCTTGTCGGGTTGTCGCTGGCTATGGATCGTCACTTGTCACAGTTCTACGCAGAAGGCGGAACGCCTAGTGGCGTTCTTTCGACAAGTCAGAAACTTACTCTTGACCAGGCTCGCACTATTCAGGGAACTTGGGAAGCAACTCATCGTCGTCACCGCCGACCAGCGGTTCTGTCTGACGGTTTGAAGTTTGACCCGATTACTACTTCGGCAGCTGATGCGCAGATGATTCAATCTCGCGAACAGTTGATTCGCGACATTGCTCGCATCTATCGAATCCCGTCACACTTAATCGGCGCGACTGGCGATAACCAGACTTACCAGAATGTCGAGCAGGCTTCGCTTAACTTCTTGATTTTCACAATCACGCCTTGGATTCGCAGACTTGAAATTGCGTTGTCTAAGATTCTCGACCCTGGCCTCGATGTTGTGTTCGACTTCGCATCGTTGTTGCGTTCGGATTCTTTGACTCGCGCTCGCGTTAACACTATGAGCATTCAGGCTGGCGCAATGTCGCCGAATGAGGCTCGTCAAACTTTCGGTCTTGAACCTTATGACGGTGGAGATATATTCCATCAGTCGCTTGCCGGCAATGTGACTGCTGGTGGCGACTTGCCTGAACTTGGCGAGGATGCTGATCCGAGTGCGCCGGTCATGGGAGTTCTCGACTAATGGCTGAAACTTTTCGACCACCGCAAGGGGTTCGCGATGAGGCTGCTCGTGCGTTGGCGTGGATTGCTGACGGCAAGGCTGGTTCTGGCTTCACTGACACTGGCCGCGCTCGCGCTGCGCAACTTGCTCGTGGTGATGCGGTTTCAGCTGACACGATTTTGCGAATGTATTCATTCTTTGCTCGTCATGAAGTTGATAAGCAAGGGCAGGGTTTCAATGTTGGTGACGAAGGTTATCCAAGCGCAGGTCGAGTGGCTTGGGCTGCCTGGGGTGGCGATGCAGGATTCTCTTGGTCGTCAAAGATTCGTGAACAATTATCTGCCCGAGTGGCTCAACTGGAAGGCGAAAGCATGGAATCTCGCGACATCGAGGGAACTGAAACAGTTTCGAACTTGCCCGAGGAATTGACGGAACTTCTTGGAACTGCGGTTCAGTTCTACTTCCGCGCACATGGCGCACATTGGAATGTTCGGGGTGCTGACTTTAGTGAGTACCACAAACTGTTTCAAAAGATTTATGAAACCGCTTATGAACTCATTGACCCGATTGCGGAGAACTTGCGCAAGATTGGCGCAGTTGCCTGTTCAACTTTGACCGAGTTCGCTTCTTACGGTTATTTGCAGGATGCAAATGTTGGTCAAGACCCAATGGCTCTTGCTCGCGATTTGCGCGATGCCAATGATGTGTTCCTCGATCAACTGTCTGATGTGTTTGATTGTGCTTCGAACTACAACCAGCAGGGCATCGCGAACTTCATCGCTGGTGCGATTGAAGGTCAGCAGTTCTACAAGTGGCAGTTGACGGCTTCGCTTGGCGAGGAAGTTACTCAGCCAGCAGTTGATCCTTTGGATTCAATGGGCATGGATGCTGACGATGCTGAGGCAATGATGCCTTCAATGGAAATGTTGACGGCTTATTCTGCTGAACCAGTGATTGATGGAATGCGCAAGGCTACTGGCAACATGACTTTGCCTATCGGTGATCGTGAGAGTGCTTGGGATTCATCAGCTGCTAATGCTCGACTTCGAGAATGGGCAACTCAGAACAATTCAACGAACATGACGAAGTATGGTCAGGGTTTCTTTTATGTTGATGAAAATGCGCCAGAGAACTTTGGTTCGTACAAACTTCAGTTTGCCGATGTAATCAACGGAACGCTGACCGCGATGCCTCGTGGCATTTTTGCGGTTGCTGCGGTGCTTGCTGGTTCTCGCGGTGGCGTTGACATTCCTGCATCAGATGTTGATGCAATCAAGTCGAAGGTTTCTGATTATTACGACAAGATGGCGAACGAGTTTGATGACAACACTTTGACCGCGCCTTTTGAGGGTCGCGCTGCTGTTGCTCGTATCGGTGAGGGTTCTTTTGTTTCTTGGAACAATGGCACTGCTCGCGCTCGTGGCAAGGTCGAAAAAGTTGTCACTAAGGGAACGGCAACTTCGAGCGATGGTTTCTCTTTGGATGCTACTGCCGACAAACCTGTGTTCGTTATTCGAATCTATTCATCAAAGGGAAATGGCTACATTCCAACCGACACCACTGTTCTGCACTTCGGGGATGTTCTAACTGTTATCACTGCCCTACCTTCCCCACGAAATGAGGACATCGACATGGAATCACGCAAGTCAAGAATGGCCACAGCTGAGCGAGTGACAATGGATTGCGAAGTTCGCGCCATTGCAACCGATTCGACTTCCCTGCGAATCGGCGGTTACGCTGCGCAGTTCAACAAGGAAGCCACTGGCTTATCGTTTCGCGAAGTGATTGCGCCAGGCGCATTCACTCGCACCTTGCAGTCAGGCGAGCCAGTGTTCCTACTGGTGAACCATGACACCGACAACCTTCCGTTGGCTTCTACACAGTCCGGCACAATGTCACTTCGCCAAGATGAAACTGGTCTTTACATGGAAGCCGACCTTGATCCGAACAATCCTCGCGCACAAGAATTGGCTTCGGCTGTTTCGCGCGGTGATGTTTCCAAGATGTCTTTCGCTTTCACTGTCGAACCTGGTGGCGATACTCGCGAGGCTGGACTTCGTACTTTGCAGGACTTGAACTTGTTTGAAGTTTCTGTTGTCACTTGGCCTGCCTACGACGCGACCACTGTCGGAATGCGTACCGCTTCCGCTGAGGATGCTGAGGCTGAGGCTCTCGAACTACGCAAGCGGATGTTGGACTTGAAACAAAAGTTCAGCAATTCAAAGAATCGCTAACCCAAAGATTTCCCCTGTCGCAGTAATGCCTCGGCGGATTGCAATACCAAACCCAACTATTCTCACAAGGAGAAAAAATGTCATTACTTGACAACCTCAAAGAGGCTCGTTCAGCTGCTGCTGCCGAGGCTGAGGCGTTACTTGCTGGTGAAGCAACCGCCGAAGTTTTGGACTCAGTTGAAGCACGCCAGGCAGAAATTGCCGACCTAGATAGCAAGATCGAGAGCGCAACTGCGCTTGAAGCACGCACCGCCTCTATCAAAGAGGCTCGCGCTGCTGAAGGTGTAAAGACTTTCGGTTCTGCAGTAGTTACTCGCGAAGCGATGACCTACGACAAAGGTTCAGACAACTCATTCGTTCGCGACATGATTGGCGCTCAACTTCGTAATGACGCACAGTCATGGGAACGCTTGAACCGTCATCAGTCTGAAATGGCTGTCGAACTTCGCGACATCAACCGCACCGACACAAGCGGTGGCGATTTCGTTCCACCTTTGTACCTCATCAACGAATACGCTGAGTTCGCTCGTGCTGCTCGCGTAACCGCTGACCTTGTAACAAAGATGGCTCTACCTGCTGGAACTGATTCAATCAACATCCCTGCAATCACCACTGGTACTCGTACCGGTTTCCAGGCTGCTGACAACTCAAGCACCTACGCACCAACAAGTCCTCGCGACATGGTTACTTCAACCACCACTGGTCGCGTTGAAACAATCTCGGGCTTCGAGAATGTGTCGATTCAGCTTGTTGAACAGTCACCAATCGCTGGCGGATTAGACAAACTAATCTTCGGCGACTTGATGGCTGACTACGCACTTCAGTTGAACTCTGCTGTTGCTGGCAACGGTGCAGGTACTGCTGGTTCGCTAAAGGGCTTCGTGACACTTGGCACAGATAGCACCAACGGCATCCCAACCACTTGGACTGAAACCACACCGACCGCAACTGGTGGCTTGAGTGCAATCACAAAGGCAATCTCGCAGGTTGTAACAAACCGTTACAAGGCAGTCGAAGCCATCGTTATGGCACCGGCAACTTGGTACTGGTTAGCATCACAGGTTGACGGTTCAAGCCGCCCACTTATCGTGCCTACCGGCAACGGCCCATTCAACGCTGCTGGTGTAACAACTACACCTGGCGCACCTGCTGGCCTTGTTGGCTCAATCTACGGCGTTCCAGTGTATGTTGACGCAACACTAAAGAACACCGCTGGCGCATCAACAAACCAGTCACCAATCTTGGTTGGTAAGTTCTCTGATTCTTACTTGTTCGAATCAGGCGTTAAGACACGCGTTCTCCCAGATGTTCTGTCAGCAAACCTAACGGTTCGCTTCCAGGTCTACGGTTACGCAGCTCTAATCCACCGCTACGCGAAGTCAGTTTCTGGCATCAGTGGCACTGGTGCAGTTACGCCTTCAGGCTACTAATCCAAACTAATGTCGGTGGCGACCTTGGCAACAGGGTCGCCACTGCCATTTCCATAACTTAAAACTTTGTAGGGGTACAAATGGCAGGGATGAAAACTATTTTGCTTGAGGCAGTTGTTGCCTTGCAAAAGGTGATTGACAACAACGGCACTGTTGAACAGGTGCTTGAGTTACTTGATCACAATCAAGACTTCCCAAACATCGAGCGTGAAACCCGATGAGGTCGCGCGAAACTGTTTGCATCGCGATTCCGCATGACGGTTCGATTGATGCTCAAATGACTTTGGACTTGGTTTCGCTTATGCGCGATCGCCGAACAAGGATTGACTCGCTTCAGTTGGCGCATGGCACTGGCCTTCTTGCTCGGACTCGCAATCTGATTGTGAAAAACTTTCTCGATGATTCGAATGCTGACTGGTTGTTGATGGTTGATTCCGACCAGTCGTTGCCGATTTCGGCTTTCGATTTGTTGGTTGATTCTGCGCATAAGGATGATCGACCTGTTGTTGCTGGGTTGGTGTTCGCCGCTTTCTATGACAATGAAGTGTTGCGACCTGTTCCGGCAATCTATAACATTTCAGCTGATGGCGCGATGCTTCCGATTGACGACTATCCAAAGAATGAACTGTTTCAAATTGACGGTTCTGGTACTGGTTGCATTCTGGTTCATCGCGATGTTCTTAAGGCTATTCGTGCGAAGGCGACTCCTAATCAGGGAACTGACTGGTGTTGGTTCTTTGATGGCGCGATTGAAGGTCGCTGGTTCAGTGAGGACTTGTTGTTCTGTCGCAAGATTCTCGCTCTTGGCTTTCCTATCTTTTGTCACACTGGCGCAATCCTTGGTCATCATAAACAGTTCTGGTTGGATGACCGCCAGCACGATCACTGGAAATCCGTTAACAAAATCTAATCTCTCGGGGGTAGTGAATACCCCTGCCACTATCCCCGAGTCCATTTTGAAGGAGTGTTCATGGCCACGAATTACCCTGGCGCATTGGATTCATTTGTGAATCCAACTGCTACTGACACGCTCGACAGCGCAACTGTTCCTCACGCTGCGCAACATGACAACATCAATGATGCGATGTCGGCGGTTCAGGTCACTCTTGGTGTGAATCCGCAGGGTGGTTCGGCGACTGTTGTTGCTCGGTTGACTGCGCTTGATTCAACGGTTGCTGGCAAGGCTGCCACTAATCAGACCATGTATGTTGGCACGACTGCTCTAGCAATCAACCGTTCGTCAGCTTCTCTGGCTTTGACCGGTGTGAGCATCGATGGCAACGCTGGCACTGTCACTAATGGTGTCTACACTTCAACAACTTCGCTTCCGAATGTAACTTCGGTGAACAGCACAACCATTCCAGCCTCGGCTACTTTGTTGACGGATGCTTCGACAATCGCTGTCGCTAAGGGTGGCACTGGCGCAACAGCAACAACTGGCACTGCTGGTTCGAGTGTTCTTTCAATTTCGCCAGCATTGACTGGAACGCCAACTGTTCCGACTGCTGCGGTTGATACCAACTCAACTCAGATTGCTTCAACGGCGTTTGTTCTTGGTCAGGCTTCAGCCACAACTCCAGTGATGGATGGCACTGCTGCGGTTGGAACTTCAACTCGGTACGCTCGCGCAGATCATGTGCATAACAGTGACACCAGCAAAGCATCCTTAGCAGCTTCTAACACTTTCACAACTGGCACTCAAATCATTGCTACTGGCGCAGATGCCACTGTTGGTTTGAGGGTCAAGCGCAACAGCGCAACACAGTCAGCAAACATTCTTGAAGTCACACAATCTGACGGTTCAACTGTTCTTGCCAAGATTGATTCTGCTGGTGCTATTACTGCGCCAAACATTACTGATACCGCTTTATCTACTGCCGGCATTGTCACTAACACAAGCGCAGGTTTGTTGGGTACAACTTCGCTAGTGCCTATCGCTAATGGTGGTACTGGTCACATCTATGGTTCACCGCTTGTTGGTAAAGCAATGCTTTATCAGAGTTACACCAAAGCAAGTAACGACACTGTGCCAGAAGCAATTTTTCGCAATGCTGCAGGCACTATCCAATACTTCAATGTGGATGCTGATACAAGTTACATGGTTGAAGGTGTTATTGCTGTTTCGCAAGTTTCTGCTACCAGTGCTGCCTTGCGTATGAGTTTGATTTATTATTCTGGATCCAGTGGGTCAACGACTTTAACTGAACAAACTTGCGCAATCCGTTATAGTTCCAATTTTTCAATTTCAACATACAATTCATTTACCAGTGGCACTGCGGCTAATACAAACTATGATTTGCCTTTCAGTTCCCCTAGTAGTTTTTCTCATCATGTTTTGTTTCGGGCATTTATTCGCACAAATGCTACTACCGCTGGTCGTATAAATGTCGGTGCTACTCAAACAGTAGTAGGTGCTACTGCTCCAATCTTTGGTTCAGGTTCGCATTTGAGCATTTACAAAATCGGCACAGGCTTAGTTCAAACTTTAGGTAACTGGTCTTAATGTCAGTCTGTCGCTCGGGTTGTCCAACACAAGATCATGAGTCTTATGGCGACTGCCTTCAGTCAGCGAACATCGCGATTGACAAAACATCTTTGAAAGTGAAGTGACATTGTGGTTGCGCAAACTTCGATAAGTCCTCGCACTGTCACCGCAACTTTGTCCAAGGGTACTGTCTACAACAACCAGGCGACTGCCTACAATTCAAGCCTTGCTTACAACCAGCCGACGACAACGAACGGCAACGCTGCGCCTCGTTCGGTATCAGCTGCGGTTGCCAGTCCTCGATCTACTTCTAGCGCATCTATGAAAGCGAGATAACCAATGGCTTCTTTTGACCTTGGTGATGTTGTTGCCCTTGGCATAACTATCACGAACAGTTCTGGCACTGCGCAGAATGCGACGGCAGTTGTCTGCACTGTGACTTTGCCTGATGGCACTAGCGCAACGCCGACTGTCACTAACTCTGATGCTGGTCTTTATGCCATCGCCTACACGCCAAGCCAGTCGGGTCGTCATGTGATTCGTTGGGTTGCTACTGGTACGAATGCCAGTGCTTTCACTGACGAGTTCACTGTCCGCGATTTGACGACTTTGCCGGTGGTGTCTTACGACATGGCTCTTGAGCATCTGAACATTCCAGCGGCTTCTGCTAACCAGGAGGAAATCCGTCGGTTCATCGATGCTGCGCAGGACTTAGCTGAGAACTATGTTGGCGCAGTCCTTGGTCGCCGAACGATTACTTCGGAACTTTATGACGGCAACACTGATGTTTTGCGCCTTCGTAATCCTCGAGCAATCAGCATCACGAGTGTTTATGAGAACGGCGATTTATTAGATTCGAGCCAGTACCTTCTTGATCCGACAGGTCAGCGACTTTACCGCTTGACGACTTCGAGCCTGTCATCGACAACTTATGGTGCGTATGGCTATTGGGCAGCAGGGGTAAGTTCTGTGTCGGTGACTTATGTTGCTGGCTACACAGTTACACCGCCAGCGGTTCAGCAAGGTGTGTTGGAAATCCTTCGCCACCTTTGGCAAACCCAGCGTGGCACTGTCAATGTGATGAGCCGAACTGGCACTGGTGATGACTTCTACACTGGCGCAACCTATTCCTTGCCTCGTCGAGCAATGGAACTTCTTGACCCTGCAAGTTTGCCTGGGCTGGCGTAATGGCGACCACTGCCCTGCCACAGGTCATCAACGGCATTCTGACGGCTTTTAACGCTAGTGCTGGTCTGAGCGGTGTTCGCATCTTTGACGGCCCTGAGATTGACGCTAGTTACCCTGGCGACTTTATAGCGGTCGGTCATGACGGTAGCGAGGATGGCGAAGTTTCGGTTTCAAATGTGACTCAATCTTTCGAACAACTCGGCAACTTGAAACAGTTCGAGGATGGCACTGTCGATTGTTGGCTTGCGACTTGGGATGGCGGAACAAGTTTGTCTGACCGTCGCGCTCGTGTGGCAACATTGCTCTCAGCTGTGGACACTGCTATTCGCGCCGATGTTTCCCTTGGTGGGGCTTGTATCTATTCAAGTTTAAGCAATCATCAAATGAGTTACATTCAAGCGAACAACGGAGTTGCCATCTCGGTAACTTTCACCATCGATTACCGCGCCAGAACTTAGGAGTTACTAATGGCAAAAATAAAGAATGTCTGCCCACTAGGCGACTTGTATGTGCCGGAACTTGGTGTTGAAATCAAGTTCGGCGAAACAGTAGAAGTTTCAGATGAGATGGCTGCTCGAATGCTCGAAGCACCTTTCAACTGGAGTTCAGGGGATAGCAAGAAATCATCACCCGATCCAGTCGCAACGACTGAAACCCAAGAGGAGAAATAACAATGGCAATCGGTTCAGGCATTGGCTCGTGGCTAGGCATCAAGAAGGAATCAGTTTTCGGCACTGCTGTCACTGTTGACCGTTTCTACGAGTTCAACAGCGAAGGCACGAAATACACCAAGAACACTGTCGTTGGTCAAGGCCTTCGCAATGGTGGCCTTGTTGCTCGCGCAAATCGTCGCGTTGTCACAACCTTGATGGGTGAAGGTGACTTTGAGGTTGACTTGCAGACTCGCGGAATGGGCTTGCTTCTTAGCCTTGCGACTGGTTCAGTTCCAACAGGTACTTTGGCGAATGGTGTCTACACTTACCTATTCACGCCAGATGATTTGCTTGGCGACAGTTTCACAACCCAGGTCGGCGTTCCTCAATACGGTGGCACGCTAACTTACAAAACTTTAACTGGTTGCAAGATGACTGGTTTCGAACTTTCTGTTGGTGCTGGTGACATTGCCAAAGCCAAGTTCACTTTAGATAGCAAGGGCTTTGCAACTGGTTCATCAACTTCAGCAGCTGTTGCTTACCCGAACATCGCAACAAGCAACCTATTCCATTTCGCGCAAGGTTCAATCACTGACAATGTTTCAACAACTTATGCCAACATTAAAGATTTCACTTTGACTGTTGACAATGCATTGAAAACAGATCGATTCAACCTTGGTTCTGCTGGTTCAAAGTCTGAACAAATCATCAACGGTTTCCGCACCATCTCTGGGAAGGTAACTGCTGAGTTCACTGACACTGCGCTTCTTGATAAGTTCATTGCTGACACAACTGCTGGTTTGCAATTAACTTTTGCCGGAGCAACAATCGGTTCAGCTTCGGATAAAGAAACTCTCAGCATCACAATTCCTGCCTGCAAGTTCGATGGCGATGTGCCAATGGTTTCAGGTCCAGGAGTTATCGATGTGAGTTTCGGTTTCACTGTCTACGATGATGGAACAAATGCACCTTTCACAATTACCTACAAGACTTTAGATAACGTTCTCTAGTCATGTTTCGCGATAGTCAGCGCGAAGTTGAAAGTCAAGACTTTCGCAACTTCTACATGGTGACTCGCAACATCGATAAAAAGATTCTGGCTAACGCAAAGAAATCGCTCAAGAAGGCTGCGCAACCTGCGGTTGTTGAAGCCAAGCGAGCAGTTCTTGCTACACCTTCCGAGGCGCATCATCATTTTGAAGGTGCGCCTCGACCAAGGTTGAGCCTGCGAGCAACGATCGCGGCCTGCATCAAGGTTGGTTTCAAGTCCACTAAGAAGTCTGCTGGCGTAGTCATCAGGGTTGATGCTAGACAGTTTGCCAAATTAAGCGAAGCCGGTGGGCGCACTGGTAACAAGATTGGCAAACTTCCTCGCTATGTCGAGGGGCGCATTAAGCGTTGGAAACATCCTGTGTTCGGACAGAACATGGACAAACCAGCGGATTGGCCGATTCAACAATCACATCCGTTCTTGCGTAAGTCAGTTATGAAGCACAAGACAGAGTTTGTTGAAGCAATGGCTCACGCTGTTGATGATGCTTTCAAAGAACTAAACAAAAAGGGCTTGCACTAAGTCCGAATTAATAAGGGGTAATAATGCCAGTAAAAATCAATGACAAAATCTACAACCTGCCAGGCGATAACGGTGAGCGTGGCATCACGATGGGTGAACAGAATTTGGTCGAACGCCAGTTCAAGAAACCTATTGAAAAGATGTTTGCAGTTTTCAACATCTCAGCAAAGGCTCGCAAGTCTTTATCTGAGGAAAAGCAAGACGAGTTGGAAGTTGCTTCTCGCGAAGTATTTCTGGCAATGGTCTGGATTGCTCGGCGCAGGGCTGGCGAGAATCTGACTTTTGATGAGGCTGTCGATGTTGAGGTCGAGTTGCTCGATGTTGTGGAGAACGATGCCGACCCTTTAGGGGATCAGGCAGAACAGTCAACGACAAAGTCCTAAGCAATCTGCCTTTGCTCATGCACACCTATCCAGGCATTACGCCTTGGAATGTGTGGGATTTAACCAGTCAAGAGTTTGAATTGCTTTTGGCTTCCGCAAAATCTGAATAGGAGTTTTCATGTCACGAACAACCGACTTGATGGTGAACATCTACGGTAATGACAAGAGTGCCAGCAAAACTCTCAAAGGTGTCGGCAAAGAAGCTGATACTGCTGGTGAAAAGTTTAAGAGAATGGGCAAGGTCGCCGCTGCTTCTTTTCTAGCGGTTGGAACTGCTGCGGTTGCGTTCGCGACTTCAGCTGCGAAGGCTGCTGTCGAGGATCAGAAGTCGCAAAAGATGTTGGCCGCTTCTATCAAGAACACTGCCAAGGCTACTGATGCGCAGGTGAAGTCCACTGAGAACTTCATCACCAAGATGCAACTCACTTATGGCATCGCCGATGACAAGTTGCGACCAGCGTTCGCAACCTTGACCCGAGCCACTGGTGACTTGACTGAATCGCAAAACTTGATGCAAGTTGCGATGGATGTTTCTGCCGGTACTGGCAAGGATTTGACCGCAGTTTCTTTGGCACTTGCTAAAGCACACAACGGCAATGTTGGTGCTTTGACTCGCCTTGGTATTCCGCTAGATAAAGCAATCATAAAGAACAAGGATTTTAATGCTGCACTTCAAGTTCTAACAAGAACTTTCAATGGCTCTGCCAAAGAGGGTGCGAAAACTTTCGCAGGCAAGATGGACATTGTTCAGCAAAAACTTGGCGAAGCCAAGGAGCAAATTGGTTATGCGTTGATGCCTGTTCTTACAACGATGGCAACATACTTGACGGACACTATTGTTCCGAATGTTCAGGCTTTCGTTGACGGTTTGACTGGTGTGAAAGATGGCAGTGATGGAGCTCACTCCTCGATTAAAAATCTTGGCGAAAAGACTCGAGACTTCTTTAAGTTCTTGGGTGACAACAAAGATTTATTAAGCGACATGGCGAAAGTCATTGGTGCAATTTTTATTGGTGCAAAGGCTTATCAGGCAGTCGCAGCAATGACTGGCGCACTTGCCCTGCTTCGAACTGCCTTCGCAGTGACAACCGGTGTTGCTGCAGTAACTGCTGGTGCTGAAGCTGCTGCAACTGGTGGTATGAGTTTGGTTGCGGCTTTACCTGCAATCGCGGCAATCGCTACCTCGTTCGGTGTCTTGGGTTTGTTGGCTAGTTTTTCAGGTAATTCTGGCAAACCGACTCAAACGCAAAGAAACATGGGGAATGCTTACGCAACTAGCGGTGCGCGAACACAAAGAGAACGAGCAGGTTCATTGGGCGGTGCTGGTTCTTATTCAGGGCCAGCAACAAATCGTTCAAATGAGTATGTTTTCTATGGCGCAACTTACACTTGGGATTCTAAGAAAAAAACTTGGCTTAATCCTGCTGGCATAGCAGTTGCTGCACCACCGGGCGCACCTACTCATCACGCTTCGGGTGGTGCTATTTCTCGTGGAACTCAAATCATGGTTGGCGAAAGTGGGCCTGAACTTTTCACACCGACTTCAGGTGGCACAATTACACCAAACAATCGCCTTGGCGGTATCGGTGGCATGACTGTCAACATTCATGTTGCTGGTTCGGTTATCCACGAAAAGGATTTGGCGGTCACTGTTCGCGATAACATCGCTCAGCTGATGCGTCGTCGAGGACTCAACCCAGCAATTCTTGGAGTGTAGTTCATGGCACTTTATGACGGCGTGAATGCGCCAGTAATCAAAGTGTATTTCGACACCGGCAATCGCAATCAGGGAAAGTTCATTCTGAACTATTCCCTGTTGGGTGGCTCGGATACTCTCGGCACTTACACGCCTTTTTCAACCTTGACTCAACTGCCGACAACTGATGTGAAAAAAATTAGCATCCGTCGGGGTCGTACTCGCGAGGATCAACAAGTTCAACCTGGCTCTTTGACTTTGACCTTGGACAATACTTCGGGCAACTATGACCCTGAGTTGAGCAAGACTGGAACTGTTACCGCAGCCACTGGCGCGAGTGGCGTTGTCACCTACACTTCAACCAACACTTTGGCAGTTGGCGATGTTGTCACCATTGTTGGCTTGTCGGTTAGCGCATTGAACTTAAAACTTCAAACAGTTACTTCGGTGTCTGGCACTCAGTTCACAGTTTCGAACGCTGCGACTGGCACTTGCTCAGGACAGACTGCGACTTACTATTCAGGCTATGTGAACACCAGCAATCAAAACTTTCTTTACATGGGAACTGGCGTTCGGGTGACGGCAACTATGTCTGGCGGAACTGAATACAATCTTTATACCGGTTTCATTGAGGCAATGGATAAAGACTTATCTCTTGAACCAACTGTCACAATCACTTGCGTTGATGCGATGGCTCAGATAGCGAAACTGCGAACCAACATCGACACCAATAACTTCAGTGACGATCAAGCGGTTAACAGTATTCTGACCAGTGCTGGCTGGAATGGTCTTGCTTACTTTAGTTCTTACTATTACACAGTCAGCAGTGTTCCAACTGGTAATGCTTTGGACATGATTGATGCGATTACAAGTCCGCAACTGGGTTTGTTTTATGTTGATGCTGATGGCAATGCGCGTTGGAGTAATGGTGGGGCTTTCTCGGCAGCTTCATTTGCTATTGCGACCAAACGATTGACTATGACTGATGCTCGCACCAGCACCGATGTTGTCGAGTATGACGACATAAGCGTTATCGGTGGCGAGAAATACATGCGCAACACAATCAACACCACAAATACTCGAACTGATGGCGTGGTTCAAACAATCACCAAGTTCAACTCGACAAGCACCGGCAGATTCGGCCCTGTGGCTGCGGATGCGACAATGTATTTCACTGCCGCAGATGCCTCAACGGCGACACAAAACCTTGCCGACCAGTTTGCGACACCAAAATACCGAGTGGACAAAATAGGTTTCGATTGCGTTGGATTCTCGTCAACCTTGTGGAACAACATTGTTCGAACAGATTTGGGCAGTGCGGTCATTGTAAAGCGCACACCAATCTACACATCTGAGTTGACTTACAACTGTTGGGTTCAAGAAGTGACCCACGACATCACACCAAACAAATGGCGAATGTCTTTGACATTGAGTCCAGCAACCTAAGGGAGCAACTAATGACAGCAGGTTTTCCAGCGAAAACTTCATTCACTGATGGTTCGGCTTTGCCGGCATCAGACTTGAATGACCTTGGCGGAACAATTAACAAGATTTACAACTCGACCTATTATCCAAACCAGTTGAGTTTGACTTCGACCAGTGACTCAGTGCTTCGACCTTTACCGTTCGCAACATCGACTGATAAATACACCTACGCAACGAACATCGCCTCTGGTGCTGCCGCTTCAGTGACTTTCACTTTTACTCGATCAACTCGATTCACACAGATTCCAATCGTCACTGCGACTGCTGAAGTCACTGGCTCGGTTGCTGTCTATGCTGCCTGTTCCACTGCCAGTGTTTCGAAAACAGGTTTGACCGTTCGTGTTTACAATGTCGGCGCGAATACAATCACCAACACTTACATTCACTACCACGCCATCCAAATGTCGGATGCTGCTGCCGATAACAACTAGGGGAACTAATGCCGAACATCAACCTAACCTGCCATACCGAGGAATGCCCGAATGATGGATTCACAATTATTTTCACTGATCCTGCCGACCTTGTTATCTGTGGCGGATGCCACCGAGAAATAACCGACAAGACACCAGCCGACACTAAGGAGTCCTAATGGCGATTTCAACCGCACAATACACAATCACCACAACGGCAAGTCAAATTGTTGCTGACACTGTCGCAGCTGAGGAAGTTCACCTTCACACAGCAGGCGGTTTGCTCTATGTCGGCGGTGCTGATGTCACAACTTCCAATGGTTTGAAGTTAGATTCTGGCGACAAAATAACTTTCAACACTCATGTTGGCCCAATGTATGCGGTAACGAATACTGGCTCGACCACTGTTTATGTTGCGGTGATTGAAAAGTAATGAACAACATCTCTATTCCTGATTGGGTTTCAACTGTTGCCAGTGGTCTTGCGATTGCTGGCGTATTTGGCGCAATCGTTTCTCGCCTAGTCAAGTCCTGGCTTCATGATGCGATGGTGGAACTTCGACCAAATGGTGGCGGTTCAACTTATGACCTAGTGCGCAAGGCCGCTCGCGATGCGGAACGCGCAGCTCACGCAGCGGAACGCGCTTGCGATCAGGCAATAGATGTTCGCGAACAAGTGGACACAATGATTGAACGAGTTTCGAACCTTGAGCAAACGGTGATTTCGTGGACACCGAAAAAGTCTGCGCCAAAAGTTCCAGTCAAGAAGTCAAACCCAAGAGGAGTCAAAGATGTTTCCAGTTAAAAAGGTCATTATCACTTGCGGATTTCATGTCAAAGGTCATCAATGGATGTCGGGTCGCCATCAAGGTTATGACTTCGGCGCACCAGTTGGAACAGATGTGTTCGCTATCGCCGACGGTGTGGTCACTGGTGTCAACATTTGGGGCAAAGCATTTGGACAGTTCTCACCGGTCATCAAGCATGGCAAAGTGTTTCCTCGTTATGTCATCTATGCTCATGTGCGGATGACCACAGTTAAGGCTGGCGACAAAGTTAAGAAGGGGCAAAAGATTGCCGAGGTTGGCGTTGAAGGCAACAGCGGTGGGCCTCATGTTCATGTCGAAGGACAAAAAACTCGGTTCTGGCAAATGGATGGCGGCACTCGCCTGAACTACCTATTCAAAGCGTAAGGATTCACAATGAAAAAACAAGTTGTTCTGTCTTACCTGCAAAGCCTGTTGGCAACAGCGTTGACCGCTGCCCTTGCCATTGGCAAATCGCCATTAGATTTCACCAGTGTTGATCTCAAGATTGTTGTGAACTCTGTTTGGATTGCTTTCATTCCTGTTGTGATTCGCGCACTGTCAAAGAATGACACCGCTTTCGGCATCAATTCTGACAGTCGCAAACACCAAGTAAGTTCTAAACAGGACTAAAGCAAAGGACTAGCAGGGGCATGAGTTTAAGCAACGACCTTTTGACACTAGCTGACAAACCTTCGCCAAGGCATTCATGCCTAGTGCGAACTATTCTTGGCAACCTTGACGACATCGATCGTGAAGCACTGATGGTCACTCTGAACAATCGCACTATCAGCAATGCTGAAATCAGTCGCACACTAATTGCGAACAACATCATGGCCAAGCCTGGCGTTATCGCTAAACACCGCAACCGAGATTGTTCTTGTAATGTCCTTGAGCGATGACCTTGAAACCCTAGCCAAGGCTGGAGCATCGGGTTCAGACATTCGGGCATTGAATACTCCTGAAGGTTGGCGACCTCGACTTGAGGTTGATGCCGGTGGCGGTTTCCTAATCTCGACACCGCGCACCGCTGGCGAACTGCCAGACGCAGCTGACCTGTTGGCGGACTTTGACCTTGACCCGAGCCAGTGGATTGTCACTGCGGTTCGGCGTTCGCGTTGGCAACGCTATGACGGCGAGTGGCTTGAGGCTGCGAGAGTTTCGTTAGCACCAGCGAAAGCCATCAGCACTGCCCTTGCGCAGGACACTGAGCAACTTATTTCTGCCCTTATGAAGTGGCGACCCAATACCCGACAGAAGCCTCACACAGGCTCGCTGTCGGGTTTATTTTGCGTTGGTGACACTCAGTACGGCAAGGATGCTGGCGACGGTACAGACGGCACTATTCGGCGCATGAACGATGGGCTTGAGGCTTCCGTTGGCAGGTTCAAGGAACTGGTGAAATCTGGTCGGGGCATTGGTCAGGTTGTGTTGCCACAACTCGGGGATTGTATCGAGGGAAGCACTAGCCAAAAGGGCGGTGTCCTTGGTCGTTCGGACTTGTCTGTCACTGAGCAGGTGCGAATTGGTCGCAGAGTTCTGTTGAATTGGATTAAGACATTCGCACCACTAACCGAGTCTTTGCTTGTGCCAGTCGTGCCAGGCAACCATGATGAAGTTCATCGGGTTGTTCTCACTGATCCGATTGACTCGTGGCAGATTGAAGTTGTATCAGCTGTGCAAGATGCCTGCGCTGAGAACCCTGCCCTTGCCCATGTCGAGTTCAGATACCCTGAACGCGATGCGCTGGCACTGGCAATGAACCTCTCAGGTTCGATGGTGGGTTTCGTACATGGTCATCAGGCTCGCGACTTGCCTCGCTGGTGGGAAGGTCAGGCAACTGGTCGAACGCCAGTCGGCGGTTGCGATGTTCTAATCTCAGCGCACTTCCACCACTACAAGGTCAGCCAAGTTGGGCCAAGACTATGGATTCAAACACCAGCAATGGATGGCGGAAGTCCTTGGTTCAGGAATACTCGAGGACTGGAATCGCCGACCGGCATTGTGTCACTCGTTGTTGGTGACGATTACGACCCGAGGCGTGACCTCGTAGTTCTAGCAGGGGAAACAAGATGAACACCGCAATCATTGTGCCGAGCAGGAATCGGCCGCATAACATCGTCGAGCTGCAAAAGGCACTGAAGGACACCGAAACCAGTTCAGAATTGTTCGTCATTGTCGACCATGACGATGAAACCCTTGAGCAATACGATCAACTAGAAAACAACTTCACCGAGATTCTGTGCTTCAAGCGTGGTCGAAAAGGTATGGCCGACCCATTGAACGCTGGCGCAAGAATGCTCGCATCGTTGAATCGGTTTCATTACTTTATTTTTGTTGGCGATGACCACCGACCGCGAACCCTGCATTGGGATAAAGTGTGGCGCATAAATCTTGATGAATTAGGCACAGGGCTTGTCTATGGCGATGACCTATTGCAAGGGGCAAACCTACCAACCGCAGTTGGAATGACCGCCAACATTGTTCAAACACTGAACGGCATGATTCCTGACGGCTTCGCGCACCTGTACCTAGACAACTTCTGGCTTCGCCTAGGGCAAGACCTGAACGCCATTCGCTACCTGCCTGAAACCATCATCGAACACTTGCATCCAATCGCAGGGAAAAGTGAATGGGATTCTGGCTATCAAGAAGTCAACTCAAACGAAATCAACAACGCCGATGCACAAATGTTCCACAACTACATCAACAGCGACGACTATCGTCAGCTAGTGAAAAGCCTGAGCGCATGAAAATCCTAATCACCGGCAACGCTGGTTTCGTTGGTCGAGCATTCCACCGACACTTCGCAAACCAAAACCACGACATTGTCGGCATCGACATTGTCAACGGCGTTGATGCTCGCGACTTCTTTCGAACCGATAACACCAAGTTCGACCTAGTCATTCACCTTGCAGCAGTTGTTGGCGGTCGGCGAATGATTGAAGGTTCGCCACTGGCGCTGGCAGTTGACCTGTCTATTGATGCAGAAATGTTCGGCTGGGCTGTTCGCACCAAGCCTGAGCGAATTGTTTATTTCAGCAGTTCGGCAGCGTACCCAACAAAACTTCAACAAAATGGTTGGGAAACTCG